TCACTCCTGATAGCAGATACTATTGGAATGGTGAGTTTACTGTAGACACAAGTGGCTCAGAGGTTGTAGGAACATATGCCTCAACAGCTAGAGATGTAGCTACGCTTAAAGCTAATATGCTAGAGAAGGCAAGAACTGCTGTAGCTAGTAGATTAGCAGACATAGACTGGTACTGGTCAAGAGCAGCCAAAGGTGGTACTGCTGTGCCAAGCAATATAGCTACATACGCTACTACTTTGTATAGTGAACACGAAACAATTAAGACAGCAATTAATGCTATATCAGATTTAGCTGGTGTTATTGCTTATGAGAATAAACCTCATACTGAAACTAGAAAAGTAGCTGTATATGATGATGACGGTAATGTAAGTTATGGTTCTGATACATACACATTAACTAGAGAAATAGATATGTGTACACACTTTACTGCTAACCCTACGGATGAAGTAGACCCAGCATTTGTGAGTTTAGTAGCTGACTAATGAGAAAGTTATTTGTTGTGTTGTTGTTGTCAAGTTCGGTATTTGCATCAGACCCTATTGTTACAGATTCAACAAGTGTTGTTACAACAAATGGTACGCAGACAACTAAGGTAGAAAGCCCGCCACCTAGTGCAATAGCACCTCAATTTGGTAGTGGCAACACCTCAGATTTATGTACGATTTCCTCTAGTGGTTCAGTACAGACACAGATACTCGGACTCTCAGTAGGAACAACGTACACAGAAGATAATTGCCTTAGACTCAAGAAGGCACAGAAGCTGTATAACTTTGGTATGAAAGTAGCAGCAGTTAGTGTAATGTGTCAAGACCCTGATGTATGGGAAGCGATGATGTCGGCTGGGACTCCGTGCCCTATAGATGGACTTATAGGACAAAAAGCAAAGGATGCTTGGGCTGTACACACAGACACAATACCAATGCCAGAGGAGGAAGATGAAATTACTGCACAAGAAAAACGTGATAAGGCTCTTAGCATTATGGGTACTGTTGCAGCAGCCTTCATATTCTTCTAGCTATACCTTCGGATACACAGGTAACGCAGCAGTAGATGGCTTAATATGGGGTATGACGTCAGACACACTAGGAGTTAGTGTAGAAGACGGATTAGACATAAGTGGTGTTATCTATAATTATAAGGTAACAAAAGAAGCCGGAGATGAGTACATAGTCACAGTACAGAATAAAGATGTAGATGGTGGGTATATCTTTCAAGATACACAAGACTGGACTGATGGCACAGGTATGAAGATACAAAGACTTGTACCTCTACCGTACACACCAGTTAGTCAGTTCGGTGAAGGTTCGATACAAACTACTGGCATAGGTACACTAGAAGATGCAAAAGTGGTTTATATGTATAGGTTTGACAAGTGTTTCGACCCACAGAATGACGAGAGTTGTCCGGGTTATGTTGAGCCGATGCCGGTTATACCTAAGATAGAAATATATGATGCACTTGATGATGACGCAGTTATAGATGCTACTGAAGAAACCGATAGTGACTTGTATGAGGAAGAAAAAGAAGAGAGGGAAGAGAGAGAAGAAGACGAGGAAGATGAAGGCAGACTAGAAATGGCTTTGGCTGCATCTGAAAATGCTCTAACGATAGCTAACACAGTATCTCAATCTGCTCTACTACAGACAATAAATAACGCTACTAATGTAAGGTCTTACTACGCAGCGACAGTTCCCGGAGGAGTATACAGGGAATCTATTTCATTGGACGGAGGAGAGGTGGTTGACAACAGAAGAGCACTACAAAGTTTAGCCCAAGACAATTTAATGAATCAAATGATAGAGGGACAATACAAATGAATAAATTATTATTAACAGCTTTAGTTCTTAGTCTTACTGGTTGCTCTTTGTTCGCTAGTAAGGTAGAAGCCAACGCAGATATTACAGGCTCAGTAGAGTCTAGATGTATAGTTAACACGGACACACCCGGAGTTTACGGAAACCCTAACGCTTATACTTTAACAACAACACCTGCTAGTGGTGGTCAGAAACCTATAGTAAGGTTTGACGTATCGCTTGCTAATGCTTATTACGCACAGGTTAGTTACCCTACTTCTTTTAGCTCTAGCCCTAGCCTAAGTGACACAGTTGCTTGGACAGGTGCAGTAGCAGTAGCACAGTCATCAGGAAGTGACTTTGATGGATACCAAACAGCCAGTACAACTACTGGTGCTTTAAGACAATACGCTATGGCACACGCTGGAACTTTATGGGTAGATGTCCAGTCCGAAGCTACTTATGGCGGTGGACAACAGAAAGCATTTCCGGGTGGTTCTTATACAGCAGTAGTAGTTGCTGAATGTGTCGCTCAGTAATACTGTGGGCACTGCTATGTACATCTGTAGCAGCTCACGAGATGACGCCTACATATCCAAAGTGGTCTGTAACTCAAATAGAAGGGGTACACAAAACTACAATGAATATGTTCAACAAAAGAGAAGATGTTAAATATTATGAGATTGGCGTATTTGATAAAGAGTGGAAGCCAATACCTTTTGTAACTGATTATAAGATATTAAAGTTAGATTACTTAAGCCACGTTAAATTTGATGTGTATATTAGTTCAAAGAATGTAGACAGGGCAGAATACATATGCTCCTTGTCTAAACTAAGAGGAAGTAAAAAAACTAAGACAATGATAGCATCAAGAATATGTTCGAGGTTTAAGTGAAGTGGTTGAGGTATGTGTGTTGCTACGCCTTTTTTCTTAGCACACAGGTTATAGCAGACAGTAACTCTATGACCTTCTCCTTGCCAAGTGCTGGATACAGTAGCGGTACAGATAGTATTAGAGCCGGTGATTTAGATTGTAAGAATAGCATAGGTGGCACTACTAACTTTGAGTTAGGTATGACTGGAATAATAAATAATGCAGTCACACCAATTATAGGTAAAGAAGGAGAGAGACCACAGACTAAAGACATAGGTTTGTATGCTAGAATTATAATACCTTTAGATGGACCTAGTGAAAGAATTAATTGTAATACTTTATACCAATTAGAATTACAACGAAGAAGACTAGAGGTACAGAAACTTAAACAAGAAATAGAATACTTAAGGCAATTACAAGACGGTGGATTTGAAAACTGATGGCTGACCTAGAAGAATTAGTAAGTAAAGGCGAGGGCATAAAAGATAAGAAGCTCAAACTGTTTGGTTTACGTTTAAGTGGTACGAGTATAGTCGCAGCATTTGCTTTTATTTCAACGATTATTGGTACTCTATACGGTGGCTTTCTTATGTATCAGAAAGTCGAAGGAATCGCAAATTTGGACCTTGGAGCTATAGAGTCACAGATGAAAAAGACATCTAGTGATGTAGAAAGAATAGAACAACACGCTGACGCTATAAAGATAGAATTAAAGAAAGATATGACAGACCTAAGAAACAGTCAATGGTCTTTAGAATCTAAAGTAGATACTAAGTTACAATCGGTAGATACTAAACTTACTAACTATGATACAAAGTTAGATAGGTTTGAGATAAAAGTAGAGAAAACTAAAGAGGACATAAACAAACGGATACAAGAATCATTAGACAATCCACTAGCAAACTAAGGAGATATTATGGGATACGGTAACAAACCTTATAAAAAATCTAAAGGCAAGAAGAAGAAAAAGTAATGACACTTACTAAAAGACAATTAGCTACTCTAGATAAGCACAAAGAACATCACAGCAAGAAGCATATGCAGGAGATGAAAAGACTTATGAGAAAAGGCTTGAGTTTTACTGAGTCGCATAGAGTGGCTATGAAAAATGTGGGGAAGTAAATGGAAGACGAGCTTAGAAGAATGCAAGTACAACTAGACAAACACGCAGGTCAAATAGCAAAGTTGTTTAGCAAAATTGACGACACAAACAAATGTATAGCTAAGATAAATACCTCACTATTACAAATTAAATGGGGCGTTTACGGTGCAATTATCTTTTATGTTATTGCAAACGTAGGTCTTATAGAAGCATTAGGAGTAGTATTATGATAGCACTTTTAACAAACATAGCACCTATAGCCTTAGGGTTTATTGGTAAGTTGTTTGCACTTAAAAGCCAAGCAGCAGCAGAAAATCAAAAGTTAATGATGCAACAGTTTGCAGTCAGAGACAAATCAATTAATGATGCTAGGTCCGCAGCAGACAAAGAAAGCCCAATGGCTGCTCTTAATAGACGAGTAATTATATTTGTTATATTATCTTTAATTATATTTACGCAAGTAGCTCCAGTGTTTTTTAACGTGCCTACTGTTGTACCTACTGTAATTGAAGGAGCAAGTTTACTTGGCTTTGAACTTACACCAGATACAATAGAGTATGTTACAGTACAGGCAGGAGCAGTGCTTAAGTTTGATGAAGTGTTTGCTTGGGCTACAATGATTATAGAATTTTATTTTGGTGCACAATTAGCCAAGGGGAAATAATGACATATAGAGAACTAATAAATCAAGTATTAATAAGACTAAGAGAAGACACAGTAGCTTCTGATTGGTCTGGAGCTATTAACGATAGTTCTACAGTAAATGACTATCAGAAAGTTATAGGCTCTTTAATTAACGATGCTAAGAGAAGTATAGAGTCTTACCACGATTGGTTAGTTCTAAGGGAAACAGTTAATGTTTCTACTGTAGCAGCTACAAAAAATTATAACTTATCTTCTGGTCAAGAGTTTAAAGTGTTAGATGTAACTAACAACTCTACTGGCAATACTTTGTCACCGGTGACACAACATTACATAAACAGTATTAAATATCCTACTGACCCTACAGGAGAACCTAGTTACTATGCTTTTAATGGAGCAGATAGTTCTAATAATCTTAAAGTAGATTTATCTCCTATACCTACAGAAGCTCAGACAATATCTTTTGATATAGTTAAGTATCAAGACGAATTAACGTCAGCTACTACAAGTATCAAAATACCATCTAAGCCTGTAATCTTAGGTGCTTATGCTCGTGCAATAGCAGAGCGTGGAGAAGACGGAGGAACACAATCTTCTATAGCTGCACAAGAAGCAGCAAGCTCTCTAGCACAAGCAGTTATGCTAGATAGTGGAAATACTCAATATGAAAACGAATGGTTTGTAACTACTAATTACCAATAATGGCTAAGCAATTACAGTATCAGTCTTTAACTAACATAGGTCTTAATGGATTAAACACACAAGCTAATCCTGCGTCATTAGACCCATCTTATTTAACTAAGGCAGAAAATGTTGTGATTAGAGAATCAGGTCGTATATCTCTACGCAAAGGATTTAAACAAAAAGTAGCTCCAAGTGGAACAGCTATAAAAGGTATTGTAGAACATCAAGACGGAGCAACTAAAAAAATATTTGCTAGTCACGGTACAAGTATATACACTGTAGATTTTACAACGCCTAACGCTGCGTTTCCTACAGGAAGTGCAGACACAAAACATACAGTTACGGGTACAGACGGTGATTGGCAGTTTATAAATTTTAATGGTAGGCTTACTTGTTTACACGAAGGAGTTGTACCGCAGAGATACGACGGTTCACAAGGTTCAGGTTCTAAGTGGGCAGCTTTTGATAATGCTACTAGACCTGCTACAGTAACGTCAGGTGAGTTTAAACCTAGCTGTGGTGTAGGATTTTATGGGCGTATGTGGGTTGGTGGTGTAGCAGAAGAAAAAGATGTATTACATTATTCTGCTCTGTTAGACTCTGATGACTATACTACAGGAAACGGTGGTGGTTCTTTTGATTTAAAGAAAGTTTGGGGAAAAGATGACATAATAGCTATTGCTCCATTTTATGGACAACTTGCTGTATTTGGTAAGAACAATATAGCTATATACGAAAGTCCTGATGTTGTAGGCAGTATGAAACTTAATGAGGTTATACGAGGAGTAGGTTGTGTAGCTAGAGATTCGGTACAACACATCGGAGATGATTTAGTATTCTTATCTTCTACTGGTCTTAGGTCACTAGCTCGTACATCTGAAAAAGATAAAGTACCTCTAACTGATTTGTCAGTAAATGTTAAAGACACGCTAATTAGAAACATAGGTCAGAGTACAGAAGTTAAGTCAGCTTATATAGAGAACGAAGGAATATATGTAATGACTTTTACTGCTAGTAACATTACTTATGTTTTTGACTTTAAACATTTAACTCCTAATCAAGCTCCTAGAATAACTACTTGGACATTTGATTTAGATAGGGAACCTGCTAGCATAGCGTATACAGATACTTATGGTATGCTAATAGGACAGAAAGATGGGAGCATTGCTACTTATGAAGGATACTACGATTCAGACTTAGCAGCTAATGGTACTACATATAGTTACGCTTCTTATACTGGTAGCTTTGAAACTGTATGGGTAAACCT